GATCTTGAAAAATATGATGATTATTGCTGGTTAATTGCTTCCCAAAGCGACCGTTCTGTAAGTTTAGATTGTTATAATCTTGGTTTGAAATATATTGAAAATAACAATATGTTGATTGAAGAATCTGAAGTGGAAGACGGCAAGCCCATAAAAAGATTTAATTTGATGTAATTTCTTTTTCGGTACGTATATGCTCGGCGTTTCCATTAAAATCTAACAAAATTTCAGAAATAGCCTTGTATTTAGTTTCGTTTTCTATTACACTATAAGTTAACCACAAGATAAAGCCTTGAGGGGTAGATTCAAATCTACTAATGCTCAAGTTGTTTATTTCTTTATTTGTTTTGTTGGACGGCAAATGAACGGTTGCGATTTTCTGTGTATATTTCAACATATCACGAACATCGAATAATTCAGTCCAGTTTTTGATTAACAACGTCTCTAATTTATTTGTGTCTAATATTTTAGGCATAAGATAGGGATATTTATGATGAAAAGAACAGATACTATCATAAGAGAGTATTCTAAGAAGTTATCCGATGATAATTTGCTGGAAATAAATGCGAAATTATCACAAAATTTATGCGGAGATTTAGCTTCTTTGGCTTATATTTTTTCCCAAGATAAAGCTGTAGACTATATGTTATCCACAGCATCATCTTCTGATGAGTGGTATAATTTAGTTGATTTATTGGGAGAGGGCATAAAAAAAGAAGGCCAAAAACGCGGTCTTTTTGAAAAGGAATAAAATGAAATTTAAAGCAAATGATATTTTTTTTCACGCAGGGTATCAAGGCGTAGTTACTGCTCCTGTAATGTCAGAAGGTGTTTTTTCTGGAAGATATGATGTTAATTGGGGACCAGCAGCACTTGCGATGCGTTTAAAAGAAGAGTGGATGTTTTTAGAGGACAGCGATCCTGCCGATAAACACACTTATTCATTTAATACAAAAGATAAGCCAAACGTAATTATTTGCGATAATTTCTATAATGATCCTGATGGCGTTCGAGCCTTGGCGTTAGAACAAGAATATTTTGGTGATTTGCGTTACCATAAAGGTGAAAGAACTAAAAATAAATACTTGTTCCCCTGGGTGAAAGAAAAGCTCGAAAGCATATTGGGAGCTAAAATTCCTGAATGGACAAAACACGGATATAATGGCGTGTTTCAGTATTGTCCTGCTGATACTCCTATTGTGTATCACGCTGATGTTCAGTCTTATGCTGCTGTTGTTTATTTAACTCCAAATGCTCCATACGAAGCTGGAACCAGTTTATTTGCTAGCAAAAAAATAAAAGGCTATCGTCGTCCAGCGAGTGTCGAAGATGGTTTGACCAAAGATGAAGCTAATGGAATAAATGATCTTATTTTTAGCGGCAATTTGTTAGATAAGACCGCTTGGGAATTAGTAGATGTTGTTGGAAATGTCTATAACAGATTAGCCATTTGGGACTCTCATTTACTCCACGCAGCATCTTGTTATTTTGGTACAGACATACAAAATTCTAGATTGTTTCACATGTATTTTTTTGATATTGAAAAATGAAATCATTAATTAGAAGATTTCTAAATAAAGTTGGAAATCTTCTAGACATATCTTCAAAATTCTCTAGATTATCGAAATGGCTATCGCCATATTTTGGTCTGGCTAATTTTAAAAAAATTTCTATTCCTTTAGTTAAGAGAATTTATCCCAAACTGATTGCTGAGCAATTGGTTTCTGTTCAGCCAATGACGCAGCCTGCGGCTTTGTCATATTATTTAAATTACAAGTATTCTAGCAGCAAAAATAATGACGATAAATCTGATAGTCATATTGTTTTTTGATGCGTGCTCAGACGATAGTATCTGAGATGATTTGCTCTTTACTTTTTGTTTTTGGTCTGTATAATAGAAACTTTTTGAGAGGAAAGCATGGCAGCTATTGTATTGAAAGATCAAAACAATTTAGTAGAGACAAAAAGTTATCCTCTCGCTAGTTATCCGTTTGAAAAATTCAATCCGGTTCAAAGTCGCATCATCGAAGTCTATTCCGAAGATGCGAACGTGATTGTCGCTGCTGCTACTTCGTCTGGTAAAACGATTACATCTGAAATAGTTGCCGCACATGAAGTGAAGAATGGCAAAATCATCTACATTGCTCCTCTTAAAGCTTTAGCGAAAGAAAAAATAGATGATTGGAGTAAAGAAGATCATCATTTCTCCAAATACAAAAAGGCGATTTGCACTGGAGATTATAGGCTTACGCCAGAGCGTAAGAAAGAGTTGCAAGAAGCTAATTTGATTATGATGACCAACGAAATGTTGAACAGTCGCGTTCGTAATTACGCTTCTGAAAACAACGATTGGATCAATGATGTTTCGTTAATTATTCAAGACGAATTCCACATTCTTGGCACTTCTAGAGGTCCGCATACAGAAGTTGGACTGATGAAGTTTTGCGAAATTAATCCCAAAGCTAGAATTATTGGTCTTTCTGCTACTATGCCGAACGTAGAAGAAATAGCTAATTGGGTCGAAACTCTCAATAACAAAAAGACGTATTTGATTGATTCTGAATATCGTCCCTGCCCGCTTGGTATTCATTGGGAGACTTATTTTGACAAAGGAACATATAGTAAGGTTGAAGCTAACAAAATAGAAGCAGCTTTAGATTTATTGGAGTTATTCCCTAAAGACAAGTTTATTGTGTTCGTCCATAGCAAAAAGACTGGTGATTCGGCTGTGAAAACTTTTAAGGCGGCTGGCATTGATTGTGTGTATCATAATGCTGACTTGGACAGAGAAAACCGCGAAAAGATTGAAAATGAATTCAAAAAAGGAAAATTAAGAGTAATTGTAGCTACGTCTACTCTTGCTTGGGGTATTAACCTTCCTGCTCGTCGTGTAATTATTCTTGGCGTTCATCGTGGGCTAGAAGAAGTAGAACAGTTTGATATTAAGCAAGAATGCGGTCGTAGCGGTCGTGTTGGTCTTGATCCTCGTGGAGACGCATATATTCTAGTCCCAGAGAGAAAAGCAGACTATCATATTGATAGATTGTCGCAACCGGCATTGATTAAATCTAGACTTTTGGATTTTATTGGCGGTATTAAACAAGAGAATTCCGCAAATGATGCCAAGGAAGAAAAGCACTATAAAGTATTGGCTTTTCATCTGGTGAGCGAAATACATCACGGGGATATTAGAACCAAAGAAGATGTTAAAAAATGGTATGGTAAAACATTAGCTTATTATCAAACCAAAGATATGAACAATATGATTATTGAATCAACTTTGGCTTTATTGAAAAAATTTGGTGCAATAAAAGAAGAAGATGGCATTTATAAATGCACTTCTGTCGGCATGGTTTCTAGTATGTTTTACTATTCTCCTTTCGATGTTGCCGACCTCAGAAGAAACTTTAAGTTTTTATTTGATAATAATTACCATAGCAACGATATTGCTTTGTCGATGGCTTTAGGGGCTACTGATAGCAACAAGCTACAATATGTCACTAAAGATGAAACCGAAGAAATGGAAACCTATGCTTTCCAGGTTAAAAAAATGTATGGCGAGTTATTTCCCCCCTCTGCTGTTAAGGGCGGATACGCTAATTATGTTTTGTTAACAGGTAGCAATCCAGGTCCATTTACTGCAATGTCTAGAGGGATACAACAAGATTTCGATAGAACAATTATGGTATTAAATGCGTTAGATTCTATGTCTTGTCAATGGAATAAGCGGCCATTTTTTAATACTTTAGGTATTAGAATGATGTATGGAGTGCCGATTGAATTGGTGCCTCTGTGCAGACTACCAAATATCGGTAAGGTTCGGGCTGAAAGACTTTGGAACGCTAATTTGAGAAGTTACGATCAAATTATAGCTAATCCAGAGCATGTAGGAAGAATTTTGAATCTCAAGTCAGATAAAGTTCAAGAAATTATTAATGATGCAAGGAGCAAATTATGAATTTTGAAACCGCGTGCAGAACATGTCATGTAAGAGGCGGCATATACCGTAAGTGGCAATGGCCCAGAAAACTATATGCTAAAAATCACGAAGTTCCCTTAAAAGATAGGGTTCCAGCAGCCGATCAGCTTGAAGATGATTGGGAAGAATGGGACGAAGATGGATGTGATAATATTTCTACTACTGCTTGATTTTGTTTTTAGTTTTAGAACATAGGTTATAGTATGCAAAA